TGTCGAATCGGCCTCAAAAAAACGACTACCTTTGGCCAAATTGCATTTTTGACACAATTGCCTCAAATTCCACATTTCATCGCTTCCACCCAATTTCTTTGGAATTACATGATCTATGTGCATCTGACCATCCATTGTGCCACATTGCTGGCAACAACCATCGCGCTTGAGCACAGCTTCTCTCAGCTTACGCCAACGGCTTGTGCTTCCACCTTTCCAAGCTCTTGACATCAATGCCACCCATGCTTTCGCCAATGAGCTAAAGCTCCATCGCATATCTTGCCTGAATATCGGTGATCGATATAGCGCAATGTCCAATCAATCATGCGAAACCCATCGAGGTTTCGATACTTAGTGTTTCGCATTTGTCCGAGCCCAAAGTGATTGCCATTGGGATTGATTGCCTCTACACGCCAATTTGACTCACGCTGTATCAGATAGTGAAAACATTGAAACTCTTTATAGTTCACAATTCTTGAGTGTGCATATAGCTTTAATGAATCAATTGATGGTTTTTTTGTTGCATCTTGTGTGGCCTGTGCCGGTGTTGCTAATGCAAGACATAGCCCGGCCAATAGCACCAAGCATCGCTTGCGAGCTATCCGCCACAGCGGCTCGCCCACGAGCATGGAGCGTACCGAACGATGCAAATACATCGCAACATTGAGCGTGCTGTTGGGCGTTGCGCACAGCCTGTGGATGATGGTTGTGGATAACTCTTTCATGACTTACCCCATCCCGTGCCTTTGAATATAGCTCCCACATTGCTCCAAATGCGTGTCATTGGAATTGCACAAGCCATGCAATTGCCAGCATCTACATCACCATCGGAATCGATTGATCGATTGATGATCGCCATGGTGCCACATTGATCACATTTGAATTCATAGGTTGGCATCTGATAGCTCCGCAATCCTTGCATCATCAACAATTTTGATCCCAAATGCACCGCAGCTCATGCATTGGGCGAACCACTCATGCTCTGTCAGCTCTGCACCTTTCTTGAGGCCATGGCGTTGCTTTGACTTGCCATAAAGCTTTGAACAGATTGAACAATCAAATTGCAGGATGTGCATAATTGCTCCTCATTAAAGTATCGATGGGCTGTAAATTGATTTGAGGCACGCTCCAATTGTTTTGCGATGCGTTTCGATAGCGTGGTTTCTTAGCTACGGCCACCGGCATCCATCCCACAATGTGCATTTTTGGCGTGTTACCGGTAACGAGCACAGCGATGTCTCGATCATGGCGATCTGATTCCTGAATCCACAAATTCGATGCTGGATTGGCAGACCATTTGACCTCGATGTGCTGGCCGACATCGGCCTTTGACTTATCCCACGTGATGCCCGGCGTGTACTCATAGCCCAATCGTTTTGCCACGACTAATTCGGCCACCATGGATTCGCCCATCTGTGCAACATACTCGAACCATGAAAGGTTTTTGACGATGCGTGAGCTGTGATCAGCTGATCGATCATGGCAATGTTGGATCGCTGCAATCATGCATTGCACTTCCTCGATGCGGTCGATCATCGGCAATCACCACAAAACCAAATAATGTTATCTTGCTTGTCATAGCCTTTTTGATAGCCAAAGTGATCCAATCGCTTTAGCTGTGAGCATTTGTCGCATTGCTCGATTTTGTACTCCTCAATGATTTCGCCATTGCACATCAATCGCGCTCTCATTTCTTGAGGATAAATGATCTCAACAAAGTCGCTCATATTTGTGGCTCCCATTTTCCGGTTGATCGCAAGACATACCAAAGCGGTGTGCATTGGGTTGCCTTTGTTCGCTCGGTGCAGAAATAGCCGCCCCATGACTTTGGCGCGCCATCATGCGATTGCTTCCAAATGCGATGGCCGTGTGAGCATTGCGGTGCCTCTTGTACAAGCTCTCCGCCCAATTGCTTGGCGATCTCATCCATCGATGATCCGAGTGACGGGATGCCGGATTGCTCAGCTTCATCGGCTGTTTTGTAGCTTGGCACATCACCAAATTTGGTTGTCCAATAATCATAATCTTGTGGTTTTGTTGCATCATTGGTTTTGACTTGCTGCATCGTTTCTTTTGTGGCTTTTTCTGCTCCACCTAAAACCAAGGCCATGACTCTCATCAAAGCTGAGGTCGTGGTGTCCTCGCAAAACCAGCGTTTCATGTTCGGATTAAAAGCTTCTCGATAGCCAAAAGCGTAATCAATGCCAGCCGGTTCTTTTTCCTCTTGATTGCGCCACGCCTTAGCTTGTACAAGCACATAGCCTTTTTCGGCATTAAATTCGACTATATGAGCTTCGAGCCTCCCATTGGGAAATGTGCGCAGCCATCGATCCGTGCGCTCTTTATTGCCTTCGTAATTTTCTAAAAATGCGGCCATTATTTGCTCACCTTGCGATCAGCTGATACAGCATGGCGCGCCACGGCGCGGCCTCGTGTATAGCCTTGTCGCTGGCCTTCTCGGAATCCGACCGAATATGACATGACAGCCCATAAGGCTCCACCGATCAGACACATTATTACGATTGATGCTTCGTTCATGGTATTGCTCCCGATTCGGGAACTACTGTGCTTCGCTCCCAAAAGAGAGAGTGACAGGATCAGCCGACAAATACAACAATCACGCTCAAATTACGGCGTGTCGTTACCGGATAAACGCTTCTCGATTGCTTTTTCGTATTCTGATTTAAGTGCCTTGTCTTTGAGGCCGTTGGATGCTAAAACTCCACCCAATGACCCGGTAAGGAAAATTGCCAAAGTCTTGAGCAGATCAATGAAAGCTGCATCATTGGGAGCTTGTGCGCCAATTGGCTGAGTGACAAATATCAATGCATATGTAATCCCGAGCGTTACAATCAAAAACACGAAAGACAAAACCGCGCCAATTAGAAACATCAAGCGTGCCTTGATTTCCTCTTGACTTAATCTGTCTTTATTTTTCGATGCCATCGCCTATCAAATCCTCCGTACAGGTGCCAGTCACCTTGCATTGAGGTTTCTGGCACTCATCCAATTCCCAATTTTCATGCAATTGGCATGGGTATCGCACCCATCCTTGATAACCACAAGCGGTAAGGCTTAGCGAAAGGATCAAAGCTAAACCCACCGCGAGTGATTTCCGAATCATTTCCCCGTTGATCCGAAAGCTTTATCAGCTGGGTTAAGCCAACGCAAAATGACCGGCACAACAGCTGCCACGCCGCCCATTGCCATTGCCTTGAGATCGCCTCCAGCCATGTACACGGCCAATGCGGCCGCGATGTATGAACGACCCCATGAGGCCGCAATTGCTTTTGCTTGATCCATTATTTTTCTCCTTTTGGTCGATCCGGTAAATCACCGGAAAAAGGCTCATAAGTTGGCCGGCCGTAACCGACCACAAATGAGCGTGCTCCCAAAGCTCTTGATTTGACCATGACCTCGCCACCATTGCGTTGATCGCCACCGCCGGATGTATTGCCTTCGATGGTCACAATCTGTTTTTCCGATGCCCGAATAACCAATCCAATGTGATTGATGGTGGTTTTGTCATCAATGATAAAATCAAAGAAAACAAAATCACCAATTTTTGGCGTTGTGTGCCATTGCTTTGCTTTTTGAAATGCCTCAGCTCCAGCTCGCGTGCTGACAACATTAGGCACCTTGACTCCGGCTTGATGGGCACACCAATTGAGAAACGAGCCGCACCATGGCAGCTTGTCGGCTTTCATAAATTTGCCGTACTTTGTCTCATTGTTGCCGGTTTCGGCCGTACCCACCTCAGCGAGCGCGACTTGAATCAAGCGCGGCAATGTGCCTTGTGGAAATGTCATGACAGCAGCAATCTCGCTTCATCGGCCGTGATACCTAATTTCGCTAATAATGCAGCTTTTTCAGTTGCCTTTTGTTGTTGAGACAAATTGTATTCGTTTTCCAACGCCTTGATGGCATCATCAATTTGCTTTTTTGTAGGTATTGAACCATCAAAATCCGACAGGATTTCCAATTGCGCTAAATCATTGTCGGTAATTTTCCACTCAACATTAGGTAACAATTTGAGCAGCGCGTCGTTCATTGTAAAAATCATGGCAAAACCTCCATCAAAGTAATTGTTGAGCGGCCATCTTCATTACAAGAAACTGTACCGCCAAAACGTTGTTGCATTTGCATTTTGTAAGTTGTGGCGCTAGTTGTAGCCGGTGAGTCTAGATATTCAAGAGGTACTGAGCTTCTGTATTTTTTATTCGTGCTCGTGTTTTCCTCCCAAAAGTTATTGCGACCGACTGTATAAATGCTAGTGCTGCCTCTGACTAACTGTAATTCGTATTGACAAGAATTATCACCGGTGTAACTTCCTTGAAAATTGCCTACGACGGAAACATAAATCTTGCTACTTGCGTTTGTTGGTGTAATTGTGGCCGAGAAACCGGTTATATCTACATAAGTCGATGATGTTGTGGATGTGTAATTCGTAAAAGTAGTCGATACTACTTGAGCAATTTTACCTCCACCGGCTGGAGCCGCCCACACCGGCACACCACCGGAAACTGTAAGCACATTGCCTGTTGATCCAATTCCACGTCTTGCATAAGTACCGGCACCCGTTCCATAAAGCAAATCACCATTTGTTGTAATTGTCGTTGCCATGTCATTGGTAATTGTTACAGCTCCGGATGTGCCTCCACCCGAAATGCCGGTGCCAGCTGTGACAGCTGTAATGTCTCCAACATCATTTGTGATCCAGACAAAATCCATGTCCGTATTTGTATTTTTTGCAAGGATTTGACCTGTTGTGCCGCCTTTGAGATCAGCCAACGATGTATCAACCGCCTGACCGAAAACCTCAAAATCAGCTGGCAGCTGGGAGACCAAATCTGTGTTGGTCGGCATTTGCCAATTGAAATTGCTCGTTGGATTACTCATTTTTGCTCCTTACGCCACAATTGTGGCATTGATCCAATCCAAAGTTGGATTGACTGTGTTCCATGCTTCAACCACCGGCACATCGTTCCATCGCATGGCTTGCAATGAATAGCTGATCGGTGACAAATTCATCGAAATGTTGATCTGATTGTATCGGGCAGAAAATGTCCAGCCTTCAACAAAACCCAAATAATCACCAGAATTCATATTCAATGGCAGATCGGCAATTTCAACCGGCATGCCCATAAAAACATTGATTAACGCATCGCGGTCGATGTCATCAAGCTCGGGATTGGTCAGCTCAAATGTGATGTTATTGAAATTGAATCGTGGATAAGCTCGCAGCTCCAAATAAAAATCGGCCTGATCCTGTGCATCGGCTTGATGCTTGATCGTGGTTGTAAAGATTTGGGCTAATTGACCATACAAGCCCACCGATGCGGTATTGATTGCGTTGACTTCTAAATTGGATGTGTTGCCATATCTCAGCGTGATTGTATTTCTAACATCGCCCGTCCGAGATTGGATGCTTAAGCCGGGTGCCAAAGCGTGATTGGCTGTGAGTTCAACATATCCGTTGGCCGCCAAATAATTTGTGCGGTGAGTACTGTCTGCATATCCAATTTGGCCCGTTGGGGATTCGTAGAGGTATCCCAATCCAGATGTTGCTAAAGCTGAAACCAATGAATAAACATCAATGGTGGATGATCCACGATTTTCCAGTTCATAATTTCCCGGACGATCAATTTCACCCAATCCGGTGTTTTCTGCATCTTGCCATTGAACGGTTGGATCATAGGTTGCCCATGTGAGTGCTCCTGGCACTTCCTCCCATGATGCAAATAAAACTTCACTCAAAATTGTGAAAATCTGATCGCCATCAAAATCATCTTGCAAAACGCCTTCGGTCAATGCTTTTGGCAATCTAGCCAATGCACCTAATGCAATGATGTTGATGCGCTGTGCGTAATCAACCGAGCCAACCTCAGCAACCGAAATGCCCACATCAACAACCGATCCGCCAAAGATCGGCACAAATGTATTTGTCGAATCTTTCAGCTCAATTGTGATGGCCTGATTGATCGCAATTGCCACATTGGATTGATCAAGGTTGATGATTTCGAGATTGGTATAACCGGCTTGGGCTTGCTCATAAATGTTTGTGCGACCGCTTGTGATTGTCAGATTTGCCAAAATAGCGGTTTGATATTGCACACCGCCAATGGTCACGCGCCATACAGGATTGAAAATGCTCATGTTAGAGTCCGACTAAATTAGTTGCACCGCCGGTGCCTCTAAAAAAACTGTTGTTTTGAGCGTTATTCAGCGCACGAGTAAAACCTTCCTCATCAATAATCGATGGCGAATTCACATTGATGACCACAGCTGGTTGGCCTGAGGCCGCCATAATTCCTGCCAGCGTGTTTGTATTGACCCCGGATGTGCCGTATCTAAATGGTTGATTTGAAGCTGCCATTACGCCTGCCAAAGTCGTTGTGCCGCTTGTAAAATCATCAAATGCACCAGCCACATCATCCACCACTTTTTTGGTGTCTTTTGCAATTTTTGTGACAGCACCGCCAATAGTGCCACCACCTGTTGATGTGCCTCCGGTAACGCCACCAGCTCCGCCGGTTGTGCCGCCTCCCGTTGTGCCGCCTCCCGTTGTGCCTCCGCCAGATGTAAAACCACTCGGCAATGATGCAGATGGCACAGAAATTCCACCGGTTGAGCTTGATCCAGTTGATGACCCAATTTTGGAAATTGGAGAAATGTCGGCACCCGGCTTGATTAAATTGAAACCACGGATCGCAACATTGACAAGATCAATGGCTGTATTGACTAAACCTCGCAAAGCTCCAACAACATTTGCCATAATGTTGAGCACGACACTTGCCACGCTTCCCACAACATCAAAAGCTTTGCCAATT